ATAAAATAGTTTTTAATCAGCTCATCCTGAGCTTTGGTAAGGAAGAGTGACTTCTCATACACATTAAGCCCAGGTGCCTGATTACTTGTTATATTGTTATACAGTATGTCGAATTCCAAGCTAACTTGCTGTAAATCGATGTCTGCCATAATTATTTCTGTTGTAACATTGTTTCAAGAGTGAACTTAAGTTCTTGCCTCTTTGGATTACTGATATATCTTGCAGCTACTGAAAGAGTAGGCTCTTCACCATTCTCACAGAGTGGGGTATTATCTTTACGTAAGTAATAGTAATCTCCTCTCTTTGCTATAATAGCACTTTCAACACAGTTCTTGATAAGTACTCTAGCACTAAGTAATGGATCTTTGGCTACACTTAAGAACAATTTAGCATCAGCTTCAATAAGTTCTCCTATAGTAGTTTGTAAGAATTCCAACTTTGAGTTTCTTGCTACAGGCTTACCTGTAATGGTCTCAATAATTGCTATAAGAATATCAGGTTGATTTTCAATCTTACCATATTCCATGTAGCATTGCATCTTGTTGGTCATCTTAGTCTTAGCTGCGGTATTAACATCATTGTTGGAGATAAGTACAAACCTATAAGTAGCTTTAGGATTATCCTGTAAAGTTTGTACATTAGGAGCTATAAGATCTTTATTTGCCAAAAGAATCTTATATTTAATATAATCAATAGGGTCACTTAAATCAAGTCTTGTATCACTCTTGGTAAGTCTTACCTTTGATATACCTCCTTCAGTAGTATTATCCCAAAAGTTATTTGTTTTATTATAAACATTTAAGGCTCCTGGGTCTAATCCCATGGCTGCTTCAAGATAGTCTTTCTCAGCATCAGTCAGTACATTTTTAAAAGTGCCTGATCTTAATCTTGGTACTGTGAATGTAATTACTGACCTTTCTGCCATACCACCATAAAGTACATGGTGTGGGTCACTGATAGTACCTGGCTGTGGCAAATGTCTTACTATCACAGTTTTATTTGATAGACAACTGACTAAATTATCAGTATTTCTATTTTTATTTGATTTCTGCACCCTGCCATGTGTAGTTTCTACAACAGGTCTCAACGCAGTTGGTTCTTGAGTTGGTGTCAACTCTTGAACATCTATGGAAAAATCTTGTTCCATAGGTACTTCTTCTTTCTTGCTTCTCATTGTTTTTCTCCCTTAATTATTTAAAATAAGGGGAGGGATTTACCCTCCCCCCATATTATTAACCTTCAAGTATTGCAGGTATAAGTGACATAGTTCTAGTAGGATCCAGAATACATACACCCAAAGTAGTCTTGCGGTGCATTACTGCAGCATCCTCATCAAACGATGCATTCATATTATTAGTATCTCCTGTAAATGGATTAGCAAATGGACCCCATTGGAAACCACGGAATTCCGGGTTACCCTTAAGTGCACATTTGAAGATATTAGGCTGATCAGTAGTACCAATGTACATAATATCAAAACGTGAACTCATTGCAGGATGTCCATTGGCATCAAGCATCTTGTTTCTTACTGGGTCATCGTAGAAACTATCCACCTCCAACTTAACAATAACACCATTAGGTGCTGAGAACTCAGTGAATTGGAATCCTGCAGCAAGTGCATTCTTATTAAGAGGAGAGTTAGTCTTTCTAACTACACCAAGAGCATCAGCATTAACCTCAAACTCTGTCCAGCCACTCATAGCATTTCTAACTGCATTGTGGAAGAGAATAGCACCTTGCTCACCAGTACGAAGTACAAATACTCTCTGACCATAATCAAGCTTTGCAGCAGAAATCTCATAGAGAGCATCCTCAAGAAGTTTGAGAGAGAAGGTGTTGTAATAATAGGTATTACCATACTTCATTTGTGCAAGTAAGCCATCACCCATTCTTATCACTTCACCACTCTTACCTATATTATGATACTCACCATTAGAGTTTCTATTGGAAGTACCAAACATAAGTGCTGAGTTTTTCTCATCAGACCACTCCTGCTCAAACTGCCACTCTACCCAAGGCATCCACATTGTTTGAACTTTCTTGTTGCCATTCTTGTCTACAATAGGAACACCGCAAGCAAGTTTCTTATTGAGCATTGTAGAACCAGGAACTTTATACTGCTTACGCAAAGTAGTCCACTCATTCCTCATTGCTACAGGAGCTGTGAATCTTACATCTCCAACCTTTCTTGAAAGCTCTCTCTCTATTGGAGCAAACTCATGAGAGAATCTCTCACCAGCAAGAAGTCTTTCAGCAGGAATACCATCGGTAATACCTCCCATCAACTCCACGCGATATACAAAGTTAGTTCCTTCAGATTTAGGATCTCCAAGCACTCTCATAGGATAAACCTCATTAAGGTTGCCAAAAAGTACTTCTCCATCTGCAAACCAATCTTCACCAAATACTAATTGGAAAGGAGCTGTGCCTACACCTACATTAGGATCACCTGATTTTACTACTGCACCACTTTCATTTCTAGCTTCTACAAGAGGAATATTTCTTCTCGAAGAACCAATTACATGCCAAGTGAATTCATTATCAGTATCAAACTCTTTAGTAGGATATTTTGCAAGTTCACTTTCTAGTGACTTTCCTCTGTGCAATGCCAGCAACTGTATCATAAAGTCAGATACTGGTTGAGGATGTCTCTGATAAATAGATGCAAGCTGGTTGTCTTTAGTCAGACCCTTCCAACCAGTAAACTGCATCATCTAAAATTTTCCAAGCTTTCCAGCCATAATTATAATAAATTAAAAAGTTAAGATAAGTCTATTGTAAAGTCATTATCAAAGAATGTTCCCTGACTAGAAGGAGTTTGGCCTACATATTTTAAGTTTCCACCTCCTCTGTTGGTATTCTTTAATGTATGCTCTAATTCTTTTAATTTCTTTTTGACTTCTTTCTTAGCTGAAGGCTGTACTAGTTTATCTATATTAGTAAAACCATCGGTAAGAGTGAATAACAAACCAACATTTTTTATAAAGTCAGTGTCATGCTCTCTTCTATACTTTTGCAGTGCTGAGTAATATTGTCCTGTTTCAGGGTCTCTATACACTGGTTTAGTAATGTTGTCATACACTTTCTTTCTAGTTTGTTTATCCAAGTCAATGCTTCCAAAAGCTTTATTACCATTAAGAATATCATTTTTAAGTTGAGTAGCTTGTTGCTGCATTCTCTACTTATTACTCTCATCAAGTGCTTTGGCTTCATCAAGTATTCTTTGATATTTTGCACCATAATACTCTTTATTGGCAATTAATGCTTGCTTTGCCTCTTCAATGTCATCTCCAGAGTCAAAGATTTTTTCAACCATTTTGTTAGCTCTTTCATTAGAATAGCCTCTGTTTATAAAGTCTTGTAATAAAAGAGTCCTTCTAATATTCTCCCCATCTTCACTTTCATCATTAAGATGCTCCTCTGTAATACTGCCTAAATAATTAAGGGTATTTTCATAATGTTTTATAGTCTCAGGTTCCACACCTGATTGAAGAGCATCATAAATTCTCTTTTGAGCCTGTTGTAAACCAGCATGAATCTGCTGATCAACAAGGTTTCTAAAGTCTTCGGGGTTACTAATTTGGTCAATAATCTCATCTTCGAGGTCTGGGAAGACACCTTCCTCCTTCAAGGCACTGGCAATGGAAGCGTAGAAGTTGTTATCGGGAGAAGAACCGTCCTTTTTAGGAGTGGTATCTTCCTTTCCTTTTTTGACCTCTTCACTACCTACGCTCTCTGGCTCTTCCTCAAATAGATCATCAGGATTTACCTCAGTAGTTTTTTCCTCTGTTTCTTCAGTCGTCTCTGTATTAGAGACATCATTATTTTCAACTTCTTCAACATTATCATCAAGGAAAAGGCTGGCTGCCTCATCGCCTGTCAAAATGTTGTCCATACTTAAAAATTCTCCCATAATTTTTAATTTTTACAAAATTACATATAAATAGTATTTATTTCAATTCTTAACAGTAACTCTTTTTAAAGTTACTAATAAATTATTTTTTTACTGCATTAGCTTTTTTCCGCTAAATCTCATTCCTTTGTTTCTATATATCTACTTGTTGTTTTTTCAGTTCAATACTTTCAGCCTGCTTTTGTCT